ATGAAAAAACATGCTATTGCAGTAATGATGATCGCCGTATTTTCTGAGTCGGTTTATGCGGAGTCTACCTTATTTATTCCGGACGTCTCTCCTGATAGCGTCACGACATCCCTTTCCGTGGGAGTGTTAAATGGTAAATCCAGGGAGCTGGTTTATGATACCGACACCGGGCGGAAGATTAGTCAACTGGACTGGAAAATAAAAAATGTCGCCACGTTGCAGGGGGATTTATCATGGGAACCCTATTCGTTCATGACGCTGGACGCCCGCGGCTGGACATCTTTGGCGTCGGGATCGGGTCATATGGTTGACCATGACTGGATGAGCAGTGAGCAGCCAGGCTGGACCGATCGTTCAATTCATCCGGACACCAGCGCCAACTATGCTAATGAATACGATTTGAACGTGAAAGGTTGGTTATTGCAGGGCGATAACTACAAGGCGGGCGTAACAGCGGGCTATCAGGAAACCCGTTTTAGCTGGACGGCAAGAGGCGGGTCTTATATTTATGATAATGGTCGATATATTGGTAATTTTCCTCATGGCGTGCGCGGCATAGGTTATAGCCAGCGTTTCGAAATGCCCTATATCGGGCTGGCGGGTGATTATCGTATTAATGACTTTGAGTGTAATGTACTGTTTAAATACAGCGACTGGGTAAATGCGCATGATAATGACGAACACTACATGCGCAAACTTACCTTCCGCGAAAAAACGGAAAATTCACGATATTATGGCGCTTCTATTGACGCCGGATATTATATTACCAGTAATGCAAAAATCTTTGCTGAGTTCGCTTACAGTAAATATGAAGAAGGTAAGGGCGGTACGCAAATCATAGATAAAACCAGCGGTGATACGGCGTATTTTGGTGGCGATGCCGCAGGTATAGCTAATAATAACTATACGGTTACCGCGGGGTTGCAGTACCGCTTCTAGACCACATCAGGATGTCATCGGTCATAACCGGCCGATGACGACTTTTTGCTGAACGTATGGCATGTCCGGTGATATTGCATAGGGGCAATAAAAGCAACATGAAAGGGGAACCGCTCGAAAGGTTATGCAGCAAGAAGAGAATGTCCTGGGTATCAATGGTGTCCCCTGCAGACACCTAATGAATGTCGTAAGTGCAGGGGATTTATGATGAATTACAGGATTGAAGAATTTTATGCCCGCATTTATGCCCACAAAGGCAATTCATGATGCATTTTGGAGATGGGAGAAGTGGCTGCGTTTCCAGTTTTGGTAGTCGGCATAAACCCATCTGGATGCGCTACCGATTTTGTGAGGGACAGGAAACCGGCCTTTCTTAATTTCTGAGTAAATGAAGGTCTTGCCCATGCCAGAATCCTCCATCATGAACTTCAAGTCAACAAGCGAGTCATCGCGTAATTCGCGCATAGGTTTTATCTCCGGTTTGGGAATCGAACTTGTAGGGAAGGGATATCTTGAGAAATGCACAGGCCTCATCGAGTGTGAGGCTGTGTGATTCCATAGTTACTTTCCTAATACTGAAGCGAGAAGAGCAATCTCTACAAGAAGCTCAATAAATCCAAAAATTGCTATACCTGCGTAAACCGCGCCATCAATATCCCCGCGGCGACAAAGATAGGTGGCACTGATCACAAGAATCATCATTCACTCCATAAAACAAAACTCGCCGTAGCGAGTTCAGATAAAAGAAATCCCCGCGAGTGCGAGGATTGTTATTTTTGCGGTGCTGAGAGCCGAGCTGCTGCGCTTCAGCATCTGTGGACTCTCCCCATAAGCAAACAAGCGCCACGAAGAGCGCTTGTTTTATCTTTCTGCATAAGATAGCTACGTGCTGAATGACATACGAACGTATAATCTTCACATGAGGTATGTTAAAAGCTATCGCATCATTGGAGCTTGAAGTTGTCGATATCATCTACAAATTCCAGATACCCATCTTCAACGCTTTTTAAAACAAGTAAATGCTTAATTCCCTCACTTAATGAGGTTGGCCTTTCAAGTACAAACTCGAACCCATCCTCGTAAATTTTTCCTAACCAATAACCACCGCCATATTCTTTAAGCCTTTGAAAGAAAACATATCCTCCAGGCTTGAAATAATTGAGTGTCTCGTCTCTATAAACGATTTGGTAGTTAGGTACTTTGCCACCCATTTTAGCCACCATGAATACTGTATTTTCATACAGTATAAATTAAAGCAAATGTTGGTCAATTTTGAAGGGTGAAATATCACTTCACCTCCCGCTGTGGTGCTGCTGCCAGCGCAGCCTTGTAACCGGCTGCATGACCGCGAAAGTTAGCAACCTCTGATAGCCACGCTTTAATCATGGCCTGAGTTGGCTCTTTTGGCACCATAACCCAATCATCCGGAATTGCCGGAGAGTTGCCATCAGGAATATTTTCCGGAATATTTTGTCGTGCGTTTTGTGGTTGCTCGACCCCCTGAAGCATGGCGGTGCGGCAGGCATTCCATATCTCCTGTGCATCGCCATCGTTGAAGAGAGCGTCAGAATGGGACGCCATCAGTTCGCGAATTTTTGCCGGGCACTCATCCGGCACTACCGGAACTGGCTGGGCGTGACGATAGAGCGGGATATCTCCCACCTCCTGGTTTTGTTTACCCCAAATCAAAGAGGTTTCTCGCCCCCTGGCAATGTGACGAAGATTTCGTTCGTCGGTGAACACAACGGGGTCGGCACCTTTCTCCGCTTCGAGCGCTGCCAGCGCTATGCGCGCCAGCTCCTCCGCCTCTTCTGCCGGCAGCATAACGTTGCTATCAGCTCCATATGTTTCGCGCCAATGCTGAATTTTGAGCAGGCGTTCTTTGGTAATAGTCATGGTGTACTCCAGTTATCTTCGATAGCCACACTAAGTCGGTGCAGCCAGTCAGCTAATTTCAGCATTGCTTCGCGTTCGCTAAGCCCTTCCGGAAAATCTTCAAGTTCAACGAAAGGCTTAAACCGCCCGAAGGCGTCGTTCTTAACTGTCAGTTTCTGTTCAAGCGTGGTCTTCTTAACCTTGCTGTGATGCCGTAGAAGGTAAACAGACTGAGATTTTTGAGTTTCCGGATCGTATTCGTAGGCAGTTAGAATCATCTGGCTGCCGCCGCGATTTAATCCTCGCCACATAGTCACTTCCCCTTACCGGTGCCAGCGGCGGCCATCATATGCAGGTACTCGTCTGCATCCTGAACCCATTGACCGCCTACCCCGTAGTAGCGGTGCGTAATGATGTCGATGGTTACTAGCGGGTCTTGTTCAATTAGGTTCCGCAGAAACTCTTCAGGGTCACCAGACCAGTGCTTGATGACTGGAGTTTTTCCAGGGTGACGAACAACAAGAAACTGGTTTCCGTCCTCTCGAATTTCGTTGCTCTCCAGTTCTGCTATGCGCTTACTCCCATCAGCAATAACGCCCTCGTAATACTCACGCTGTTCAGCAATCCGGCGTTTCAGTGTTTCGTTTTCTTCAACCAAAGAGCACGCCGCTTCATGGTCTACTGCCGCTGTGTGCTCTGCGGCTTCCACCTCATTCAGTAGCGCCAACGCCACTTTCGGGTTAAATGCAGCGATAAAATCCGCTATTTTTTTGTTCGATATTTCATTAGTAACTGGCTGGTAAGAACGGTAGGTTGCTCCTCTTTCAAGACTCCCGCTGACGATAACCTGATAATCAGCATCGCCGTTATCGAGAACGTACCATTCTTCGCGATCAACGCTTTCTGCTATCTGTCGCAGCACCTGTTTGTCGATTGTCATGCTGCACCGCCTTTGCGAAGTTGGGCGGCCCATTCTTCAATCGATTTCTCCGCGTATTCACCTGACAAGCCATCATCCGCTGGTAGTGGGTCATTGGCTAAATCCTCTTTCGCCGACAAAATCATGCGTGTCACGTCGAGAACTTCTGATACAGGTTTATCGAGGAATCCGTGATTGAATGCGGCAGCGAGGCGGCTGGCGGCATAGTTGATACCTTCATTACGTGCACTTGCCCGCACTTCAGCCAGGAAAGCGTCGGTGGCTGGGGTTTCGCCGTGGTGCAGGGCATCATTGATAATCATCGCAGCTACTCCGGCCTGTCCTGCGTCCGTGACCGACACATGCTCAAGAGTTACGGCCATTGCGTGTTTCAGCCCCGCATTCTCCGCAGCCAGCGCCGAAAACTTCTCGTGCGCCAACTTAACAACTGCATCAGCCTGCTTAAGTGACTCCATTGCTTTATCGTTATCCACCGTTAACACCGCGTATTTAGCCTCAAGCTCCGCATAATCACTATGACGCACCATATCAGTACAGAATGATTCTCCTGTTATTGGTGGTGATAACTGGTCACTGACAATCGTGTATATTTTCACTTCTTTCATTTCTTCCCACTCCGCAACATTGCATTCAGATATTTGTTTTCATTCACTGATGGAAAACTTTTTCTCGCCAGCATTTCTTCGCGTGGAATATCGTTAATGGGTTTGAAGCGGTGTCGAATAATCATTTCCGATGGAAGGATTCCGGGGTCGTAGGACAAACCTCTCATGATGAATTCCTCTTTGTTAATTTATTCGTATTCCAGATCTTTCTTCGTTGAGTTTTTTTATCTTGTATCGCATAGCTCTTACTGAATAAATTGAGCGGCAGGTTGCAATTGCTATTTCTTCTGCGGAGAACTTACCGAAAAGTGATACTTCGGCTCTTGTCCATCGTCTTCCACGAAGTCGGCTAACAATGTCAGCGCCAATCCTTGTTGCTTTCGCCATTACTGCTTTTTCAGTCCTTTCCAGTTTTTCAGCGATAACTTCAACTGGCATTGTTGCCGCCACTTCGCGCAAGAAATCGACTTCCCATTTCTCCCATGGAGTCTTTTTCATAGTCGATACCGTTATTTGATAAGAAGTGAAGGTTTCCCAACTTTGAGTTGAGCGCCGGGGATATTTATTCCTGCTTTTAGTTGGTGTTTGATTGCCAGTTTGTCGGCTTTAATTGTCGTTTCAAACTCAACGTATTCAGGAGGAAGGGCGCTTGAGTCGATGATTTCTACAGTTTCTGACGGTTTGCGGATTGTTACCTGGTGAATACCTGCTCGAATCTTTTTCTTGCCAACCATTTCAAGCGATGACGCTATATACGCCATAATGCTGTCAATCTTATTTTGAATTACTGCGGCTCGCTCATTTAGTGACTTTGCCTCTTCCTTGAGGCGTTCAGCATAACCAGATTCATTTTTAATGACGGAAAGAAGTTGCTCTATTTTATCGGTAAATTCTCCTTCCATGCCTTCTATTGTGTCAGCAATCATCTCTGGTTCTAAATCTGAATCCATCAATTTTGCGTATTCATTGGCAATTTCATACAGTTTGCTCACTGGCAACCTCCAGTTTCGCTTTGCATTCTATGTAAATGGCTTGTATGTTCTGCTGCAATTTCATTCCAGATGTCAGGCGATATGCTTCTGCAAAATATCTCTTCAAATCATCCATGTTTTCAGCCTGAGCCATTTCATCACAAAGAAGTTGTGCTTTTTCCATTATTTCCTGCTGGCGTTTCCGTTCATCTTCGCGGATATCTTCCTCTGATTTGTGCGGCATAACTGGTTCCTGATGCATACCTTCATCTTCGTTAAGAAGATGAATGGCATTATCCAGTCGCTGGGCTTTAGGCCAGTATTTGCTGGCGCGTTTAACTATTGTTTTACGTGCCATCTCTTCCCAGAATGTTTTCCACGGTCCATTCTTTGCCTTGCTCGTTGCTTCCACTGCTTTAATTTCTGCCAGACTCATTTCTTCAGTGAGGTAGTCACCATCTGCTGTTTTAACCGTACAATAACCACCAACAATAGAGCCTCGCTCACCAAATGCGTTGTATTTGTGGGTTGGTGCTGAATCAAGGCCGTTTGATTCATAGGTGTCGTTTGAGTACACCAGTTTGCATTGCCCCCACTTAATTGATCCTGTCGACTGTGCAAGGTGAAGTAATCCCATATAGCTGATATCAAGGCAAACCATGCCGTCGCGCGGAACTAGATAAGCAAGTTTGCTGGCCGGGTTTAAGGTGATGCCGATCGCCGCAACATTGATGATGGCGTTCTGTGCGCTGGTTGGATTTTCCAGTGCCGTTTTAGCCAGGTAATCATTTTTCTGGAAATACTGAATTGCAAACTGGCTTTCCTTAGCCCATGTCACCGTCTGTTCAGTCAATGCTCCGCAGAATAACTGCTCCTGTTGTTTAACGAATTCAACGATATTGCTCATGCAGCTTCTCCAAAAATGTGTCTGCGTTTGAATATTGCGAAGGCATATTCAGCCTTAACTCTTTCGGTTATTGCATCCCAGAACCATTCAGCGGCTTTTTCCTGATAGTTACAGTCATCATCTTCCAGCCAGTCGATAGCGTCCTTAGTGTGTTCATCTGGTTTATATGAGCGAAGCATTTCGCTTATTGGGTCGCAACGTTTGCAGAGGCGATCAACTTCAATGTTGATTCGTTCGTAATCTTCATCAGTAAAACTTGCGATTATTTGCGATATTTCACGCTTATCATTCAGAGTCAGAATCATCATCTTTCTCCTGTTCTTTGTGCTGATTGAGCATTTTGTTCATCTGACGAATGAATTCTTCGTCTGACCAGTTGTCTGTAAAACTCATGGGCGGCCTTGTTGTTTCAAAATATCACAAAGCTTTTCGAGCAAACTTTTCATTCTTGGTTGTTTAAAGTCTGCTCCGGTTAAAATATTTTTTCGTGAATGCTGTACCGATAAAATCGGGTTGAAAGGGCGAACCGATGCCGCCCCTGCAATAGCGAACTGTTGCATAGGATGCTCCTTTTATTTGGTTGCATAACGAAAATGCCTCGAATGAAGCGTTGTTGGTATGCGAAAAAAGCCGCCCTGACTGCGAGCGGCAAATAACATCAAGGGATGATTTTTCGATTAACCAGAACGAGTCGTCGTCCTCGTTTGGTTACGAGCGATATTGCTCACATAGCAGACTCGTAAATCTGCTATAGGTGCTTATTCGCTGCCAAAAATACGCTTACTCAGTGACTTCATCTGCATATTCTTTACTTGTTAACCAATCCGGGCGTTCACCTTTACCAATATAGAAATCGATAATGTCCAGAAGGCGTGGATAAAATTTAAGAGCTTTACGACCTTCCATCTCAGCAATTTCCTGCTTACTATATTTTCTCCATTCCTCAACTGTGTGGTTCTGGCATCCTGCTCGTACATATTCACCGTTCGTTATACTTATGAAGTATTTCTCACCCAGGATTACGAAAGTGAGATCAGGCAGGTTGGCACCGCGCAGGTTGGCATCGCACAGGTCGGCACCGCGCAGGTTGGCATCGCACAGGTCGGCATCGCGCAGGTTGGCACCGCACAGGTCGGCACCGCGCAGGTTGGCATCGCACAGGTCGGCATCGCGCAGGTCGGCATCGCGCAGGTTGGCATCGCACAGGTCGGCACCGCACAGGTCGGCACCGCACAGGTCGGCACCGCGCAGGTCGGCATCGCGCAGGTCGGCATCGCACAGGTAGGCACCGCACAGGTCGGCACCGCGCAGGTCGGCACCGCGCAGGTCGGCACCGCGCAG